ACTTCTTATATTTACTTCTTATATTTACTTCTTATATTTACTTCTTATATTTACTTCTTATATTTACTTCTTATATTTACTTCTTATATTTACTTCTTATATTTACTTCTTATATTTACTTCTTATAATCCTTTTTTCTAGGAATAATATTATGTTGTTTTTGTGTTTGTCGTACTTTGGTAAACCAGTCTAATGGCAGTTGTTCAATATTATCAACACCCTTGGAACAAGTATTTTTTTTAACCTTTTTATAAATTGTATTTGATTGTAGTTGTTCTTCTTCTGCGCTTATTTCTTCTTCTTCTTCATCTTCATCTTCTTCTGCGCTTATTTCTTCTTCTTCTTCTTCTTCTTCTTCTTCTTCTTCTTCTGCGCTTATTTCTTCTTCTTCTTCTGCGCTTATTTCTTCTTCTTCGCTTCTTTCATTAGCGCTTATTTCTTCTTCTTTATTAGTATTAGAAGTGTTATTTGTATTAGCTCTTATCTTTAAATAATAGATACTTTTTTCAACAAAATATGTATAACTATGTTTGACGTCTTCTAACAAATCATCAGGAAAATCATCATTCAACATTTTATTAAACAGCTCAACAAATTGCTCTTTATAAATCTCCATATCAGTCTTCATTTTATCCTCCTCTTTTTGCTTAATCTTTTTATTAAGTTTTTGTAACTGTTGTTTGCTAATTAAAAAATTCAATGTTATTTGGTTTACTAAATCATCTGACATTTATAATAATTGTATAATAATTGTATAATAATTATTATAGAATAGACTGTATAATTTACAATTGGTTGTAATTATTTGTATTTAATGTGTAACATTAGTAGGTTTTGTCAAATCTTTGTTCTGCTGTCTAGTGGCATTATTAAATAGTCCGAATCCAATTGTATTGGAGTTTGGATTGGGATTAAATGGGCAAAACTGTTCATTCTTGAATAAATCTGGAAATGGTTGAGCAATTGAGTTATTTTGTTTCCAGCCGTATTTATACATGTCACTATTACTACTAGGTACGTAAAACGCTTGACTACATTCTTGAATAGCATACACTTGTCCTCTTAAATCCGATTCTTTATTTACATTTGTCGCAAATCCGGACCATGGACCAACATCGTTGCCAGGATTGAATGTATTTCTAGGATTGAATGTTGCTTGTTGAGTCAATGGTGTGTCAATTGGACTTCTTAAATCAATAATGGGTAAATTAGCGTATTTAGTTGACACTGAACGGGCGTCTAAATAGGGCTGTAATTGGCTACTAGGTATGTTTCGACTGTAAGTGCGAATATTCATTGTATTTGCTTTTTGCGAAGAGGTTTGGTCAGTATATTCAAATGCGTTCATTATTTATATTACAATAATAAAATAAATAAACAAATAAAAATATATTATTTATTTGTTTATTTGTTTTTATAAAAATATATTATTTATAAAAATGTATTAGATACAATCGTCTTAATTGTATTAATAATGTGCGGAATTTTTGCTTTACTAAATTATAGAAATGAAGAAGAACCTACACCTGATTTAAATGAGGATAAAAATGAAGATAAAGACAAAGTCGGAGATAAAGACAAAGTCGGAGATAAAGACAAAGTCGGAGATAAAGACAAAAAAGTTGATGAAAGACCACCAATCAATAAAAATAGCGACCAAGGGTTCATCAAGGAGCAATTCGAAAGGGGGCAAAATCGAGGTCCTGAATTTTCCGAAATAGTACTACATGAGGAAGAACAGTTTATTCAAGGGTTCCATCGTTTGGCAATTAATGGTCTCACTAGTTTGTCTAACCAGCCTATAAATATGTGGAATTGTAGTTTAATTTGTAATGGTGAAATTTATAATTACAAGAAATTATATGAGATTATGAATGTTGAACCTGCTACTCAGTCGGATTGTGAAGTTATTATTTATTTATATAGAAAATATGGAATTGAGCACGCAATCAAAATGTTGGACGGTGTATTTGCTTTTGTCTTATACGACTACCAATATAATATGATTTACGCTGCCAGAGACCCGTATGGTGTGAGACCATTGTATTATTTTACTTCTAAAGATGATACTGGTATTATTGGATACGGTTCCGAGTTAAAGATGCTTTGCGAAATGGCAAATGTTGAGAATCAACCGGTTACATATTTCCCCCCAGGCTCATACGCGCAACACATAAGAGTTGATAGCACCTGGTTAATGGGACCAATTATTAAATATCATATACCTTCATTTTCTTATTCATATCCATTGGCGCTAGTTGAAAGTAATAAAAAAACCAAGGAGGAACTGCTAAATTATTATACTGCTGCGATTCATGACAAGTTGGAATCCGCTGTTAAAAAGAGATACTTGAATACTGAGCGCCCTGTTGCTTGTTTATTATCAGGTGGATTGGATAGCAGTTTAGTCACGGCATTAGTTCAAAAAATACACAGTAAGAATATTCCAAAGGGTTACACGAGACCCAAGGTGAATTTGGAAACCTATAGTATTGGATTACCTGATTCTGAAGACCTGGCTTATGCGCGAATGGTGGCAAATTATATCAAATCAAATCATACTGAAATCACTGTAAGCGAAGATGTTATGATTGATGTTATCCCTGAAGTAGTTAAAGCCATTGAAAGCTATGATGTTACGACGGTTCGAGCAAGTCTAGGAAATTATTTATTGGGTAAATTTATTTCTAGAAATAGCAATGCGAAGGTGATTTTTAACGGTGATGGTGCGGATGAGTTGTGCGGCGGTTATTTATATATGAACAAATGCCCCGACTCGCTGGAATATGATAGAGAGACACATCGCTTATTAAAAGATATCCATATGTTTGATGTGTTGCGCTCGGATAAAAGTATTTCGTCTAATGGTTTGGAGCCAAGGACGCCCTTTTTAGACAAGGAATTTGTTAATTATTATTTATCAATACCAATTGAATTTCGCAATCATAATATTACAGGCACTATGGAGAAATTCTTACTAAGAACTGCGTTCCAGAAAGATAAATTGTTGCCTGATGAGATTCTTTGGCGCAAGAAGGAGGCATTTAGTGATGGTGTTAGTCAAAAAAGTAAGTCGTTATTCACAATTCTCCAAGAAGCAATTGTAAAGACTTTTATGGTTGACAGTGATTTGAGCCCAAGAGAGAAGGAGAAGTTGTATTATAAGCATCTTTTTGATAAGGAGTATCCCGAACAGGCGCATTTAGTGCCGTATTATTGGATGCCAAAATATGTTACAGCTGAGGACCCGAGTGCTAGGACATTGTCTTTGTATACCGCGGATGATTCTAGTAGCGATGATGATTCGACTACTATCAATATAGGAGCAAAGTAAATTATAGCATATAGTAAATAATTTATATAAATTATAAAAAATTATATAAATTATATAAATTATATAAATTATATATAAAACCATGAATCAAAAAGACTTATATGTATTTCAATCACAAGCATTTTCATTTATATTGTATTTAACATGGATTTTATATTTTATCATTTTACTAGGATTGTCGGCAAAAGCACCACAATATTTAAATGACCTACAATATTATGTTAAAATATATGTTAGTTGTTTCCTAATTCTACGATTTAATCCATTTAGACAAACTAAGTTTACAGAATTAGATGCCAGTATTGCGTTTAGTGCCGGAATGTTTTTATTAACAACTACTGCAATAGATACAATTTTGATAACTTATTTGAAAGAAATAAAGGCTTATTTGCGCTCTATGTAAACCTTCATTGTCTTATTTTTTGATTTTTTATTCTTATTCTGGTTATTATTATTATTATTATTATTTATATTCTTCTGTTTAACAGTGCCATTATTTGACTTTGTCTTCTTATTAAAAAACACGTGTAAATGATGTAGTATTTTTTTTGACAACATTGCGTCTATTTCGTGCTCCATTTTTGATTTCTCTACATATGTGTAAGCATATCGTTTCATAAATGCTAAAATATTATCCTTCATTGATGTAGGGTTAGAAATATGAAGACACTCACTAGTAGTAAATCGGTCAACAATTGTCTCAAATGGCAGGTCATATGTGTACGGTTTAATATGGATATAATAAATATTGTCATTACTCATTCCCGGGTGAAAAACATCATCTATAAAACATATTTGTGTTGTATCGGGAATCTTAGTACAGCTAATAAAATCTTTGTGTGTCTTCATATGTGTGGTCCGACATAATTCAACATGCTTACCATTTACCTTGAATGCGGCAATTATTTGGTCAAATAATTCGAACTGTAGTTTGTCTTCAAAATAACCTTTGATATATTGCGCCCATTCAGGTGGGCCTTGGTTGTTAGTATAAATCATTAATTTGTGGCAAAATTTGTCATTCTTTTTCCGTTTCAAATAGTTCAATATATTTAAAATGTTTGGTCTTGTAAACTCTGGATATAAGTCTAATAATTTATTGAATAATGATTGATTAAAAATAGGAATATCTTTATCCTTATCTTTATCTTTATCTTTATCTTTATCCTTATAATAATGCTTTAATGCGTCCCAAAACATACCAAACTCTACAAAATATCCTAGAGTTTCGTCTAAATCAAATACTACTATTTTGGAACCGCAATTCATACATTATAATATGATATTATAAATTCAAAAATAAAATATTGTTCTTATTTATAGACACTAATGTCTACCAATTTAACTAACAAAGACTATATTAGCATTTTAAAATATTATAATATGACCATACCAAAGTCCAAGCGAATTTTGAAAAAGCAGGCTGAAACAATTATGGCTGAAAAACTTTGTAGATGTATTAAGAAGGTTGATATTAAAAACGAACCTAAATCTATTGGGATTTGTACCAAGACAATATTCAATAATAAGGGGTTTACTCGTGGACAATTCACTTGTAGAAAAAACCGGACTCTTAAGTTTAGAAGAACTTGATTTTATTATACACCATTATATAATAAAATAAATACAATTTATAATAATGAGCAAAAAATGTTACGATATTATTATAATTGGGGCAGGAATTGCCGGCTTATATAGCGCATATAATATACGCCAACTTGCGCCAGATAAGTCTTTGTTAGTTCTTGAAAAATACAAGAAGCAGTGGATTGGTGGACGCATTAATAATGAGGAGTTTTACGGGGCAACTGTGGTTACTGGCGCCGGCATTGGTCGCAAAGATAAGGACCATTTGCTACAAGAGCTATTAAATGATTTACATATTAAGTATACTGACTTCAAATTAGACGTTAATTATGCGAATAATGAGCCAGTAAATGTGAATGCTGTATTTGCTTTATTGAAGACGGAATATAATAAATCGGTAAAAGAACTTAAAGAACAATCGCATGGTTCATCTGATATGCTAAATAAGACATTTAAGCAATTTGCTAAACCAATATTAGGTGCCAAATTATACGACAATTTTGTAGAGACTACTGGATACAGCGATTATGAAGATGAAGATGTTGCGCAAACTCTTTATAAATATGGCATGGATGATAATAGTGTTGGGTTAACTGGTTTGTATATTCCATGGCGTCAATTAATACAAACACTGCTTCATAAAGTTGGTACACAATTTGTTAAATCATCGAGTAATGTTACTAAAATTAGGTGTTTAACATCTGAACCAAATTTGGCGCATTGTAATTACGAATTAGAAACCGAGCAAGGGTTGAAATATTATTGTAATAAGATTATTTTAGCTACTACAATTACTGGCATACATAAATTGCTTGTACAAATACTCAATAAGTCTCAATTCAGCATTTATAATTATATAAAAGGGCAACCATTTTTGCGACTATATGCCAAGTTTCCTAAAGCATCGGCTGAAATTATGCGCAAATATGTGCCTACATATACTATAGTGTCTGGTCCATTACAGAAAATAATACCAATGTCTGCTGAGAAGGGTGTTTATATGATTGCTTATTCTGATAATGCGAATGCTGAGATTTTAAAGGATTGTCTTAAAAATACTGTTAAAAATCGGGTGTTTTTTGCTAAAATGTTAGAAGAAGCGCTTAATATTGAAACAAATAGTCTACAAATTACTGCGTTATTGGATTTTTACTGGCCAGTAGGGACACATTATTACAGCCCATTGCCAAAAAATATGAGCATGTCTAGGTCTGAGTTTATACATAAAGCGCAACATCCGTTACCAAATGTGTTAGTTGTAGGTGAAGTTGTTGCTGAAAATCAGGGATGGACTGAAGGTGCGCTAGATAGTGTTACCAAAACTGTAACAAAAAAATGGATTGAAAATAAATAATAAATAATAATAGGTAATAACAGGTAATAATAATTTAAATAATGTAAATTATTATTTTAATATTTAATTTTTAATTTTAAATATTTAACGACCAAACCATTGAGGATTTGCTTTAAACTTACCATAATACAGTCCAAAACGAGCATAAATTTGAGTAGTGGACTGTCCTTGTGCCGCATAGTAACTATATATACGTCTAGCAGAACCGCCACCAGAACTGGAACCATTGGCAATTAATGAGCCAAGTGTTTTGCTTCCGTTTGCTCCTGATATTCTTAAACTTCTAAAACTGCCTGCGCTTCCGCCCATTTTATACTGTAACGCAATATTTTATTTTATTTTATTTTACTATATTTTTACTTTATTTTTTTATTATTGCTCTATCAAATAATATCCATGGTAGCCAATTGCCGCCATTCCCAACAATAATAATATTTCAAAGAATTTTCTACTTGTTTCTAAACCTTGGTAACCAATATAAACTAACAAAGGACCAATAATTAAGAAATGAATGTAATTAACCCAAGCACTTTGTCCCTGTTTGAACTTGTTGTAAGCTAAATACATATGATATACTGTAATGAATGCGCCTAATACTAATAAAAATGGGAACATTAATTTAGGTATTGTTTCTCTCTTGATTCCTACATATAAAAATAAAGGACCAACTAACAAAATATGAAATAGATGAATTATAGTATGCTTATCAAAGTTCATTTTATAATATTATTTTTTATTTTATTTATAAAAAATAGATATAATATTTGTATAATATATAAATGGCTTTCAAATATTCAAATGTACAGCATAAACATCATGGTCCTAATAAAAAAACACATAAGGTTCATATTACCGAAAATAAAGGATACAAATGTGTAACACATTTTAATCGCGGTAAAAAGACACATCATTCTCGAAAGCAACTAACAAAATATGAGATGGGTATGATTAAAAAAGGTAAATTTGTTAAGGGTTTGTTTAAGGAATGTGATAAGAAAAAGCGATAATTATTCTTCTTCATCTTCTTCTTCATCTTCTTCATCTTCTTCTTCATCTTCTTCATCTTCTTCTTCATCTTCATCTTCATCCTCTGTTACCTTATTATTATTATTCTTACTATTATTCTTACTATCATCTTCATCTAAATGGTCCAATGCGCTTAAGATTATTTGCTCTTGTGTTGTTAGTTTCTGAAATATTAATACATCATCCATTTTGAAATTGTAATGCCGGTGCATAAAATTCTTACAAGTTACAAATAAACCTTCATCTGCTATTTTTATGTCGCAAACAATACCACAATTATTCAATGGCAAATAATTTGGGTCCGTAATTGGTATCCATCTGACAAACCCTCCATGTTTTAATTCAGGCAATTCATCTACATATTTGTAACCTTTCAGTTTTTTTAAATATTCCATTGTTGTTTTATTATCTAAATTTAGCTCTTGTAATATTTTATAATTTAATTCATTTATTTTTTTTGTTGTAAAATTCATTATATTTTCATTTTTTGTATTATCCAGGGCTTTTTCAAGTTTATCAATATCTACTAGTGATTTATCTGCCAGTGATTTATTGTTAGTTATATTTATATTTGTTGTCATAATAATTTATATAATAAAATAAGTTTAAATAATTTATTATATAAAATATAGTTTGTAATATTGTATTTTTATTTTTTTAATTATGTATATATATATATAATGAGTTTTGGTTTAGGATTGTGTCAACGAAATACTAGTACTAGTAATAGAACTACTTATGCGGTAAATATGGGTTCATTCAAAGGAATAGGTTCTTCCACCCGTATTTATAATTTTTGTAGAAACCACACAGATGACCCTTCTAAATGTATTGAATATTTTATAAATCCGTATCCATCAGTTCCTCCTTCATGGTCGCAATTAGGCTCTACTGGATTTAATAATTGGGTGTATCGCTCACTTGTAGGTACTGATGGCAGAATATATTCTGTTGGTTGGTTTACAAATGGCAGTGGACAACACTATGTTGCTGTATATAATGGTTCTACTTGGTCGCAATTAGGTTCTACTGGATTTAATAATACTATTACAACAATAACAAATGATTCTAGTGGAAATATATATGTAGGTGGTTGGTTTACAAATGGCAGTGGAGAACAGTATGTTGCTGTATATAATGGTTCTACTTGGTCACAGGTAGGAACAACTGGATTCAATAATATCATTTTTAAATTAACTATAGGTTCTAACGGAAATATATATGTAGGTGGACAATTTACAAATGGAAGTGGTCAATACTATGTTGCTGTATATAATGGTTCTACTTGGTCACAGGTAGGAACTACTGGTTTTAATAATCAGATACGTGGTATGAGCATTAATTCTAGTGGAAATATATATGTAGGTGGTTGGTTTACAAATGGCAGTGGAGAACAGTATGTTGCTGTATATAATGGTTCTACTTGGTCACAGGTAGGAACAACTGGATTTAATAATAACATTTTTAATTTAACTATAGGTTCTAACGGAAATATATATGTAGGTGGACAATTTACAAATGGAAGTGGTCAATACTATGTTGCTGTATATAATGGTTCTACTTGGTCACAGGTAGGAACTACTGGATTTAATAATATAATTCGTGATATACAAATTAGTTCTAATGGAAATATATATGTAGGTGGTTTTTTTACAAATGGCAGCGGTCAATACTATGTTGCTGTATATAATGGCTCTACTTGGTCACAATTAGGTTCTACTGGATTTAATAATATTATATATAATATAGCATTAAAATCTAATGGTTACATTTTTGCTAATGGAGAATTTACAAATAGTAGTGGTGAATCCTATGTTGCTGTTTATAAATAAATAATAAATATGTATTATAATTTATATAATAAAATAAGTTTAAATAATTTATTATATATTAATCTAAATCTATTATAATGTTAGAACTTTGTAAAAAAATCTGGAATAAATTTTGTTGTTGTTATTATTTTCATGTAATAAATGAAGATGACAATTATAATACATTTGATTCTGAAACTAGAGAAAATGGCAATAAAATAAATGGCAATGTAAGTGTCACTGATGAAAAATTTTGTAGAACACCGACATCATTTGACCGCAGTTATACTTTGAGCAATGAACAAGAATTCACGTATAATGAAATATACAGGTAGCCATTCTTCCTTGACCCCCACAAGTTGGCACATAACCATTCTTCCTTGACCCCCACAAGTTGGCAACTAGCCCTACTTCCTTGACCCCCACAAGTTGGCACCTCACAGTCGCTTCTATCAAAGCTTACCAACTGCCGCCAAAAGGACTCGCAAACGCCCCACCAGCATTCGCCGCCATCGGCTCAAAAGACTCCATTCCCGGTGTCGCGGCGTCAACTAAGGGTGTATTATCCTGCTGATACATGTTATTAAAATCAGTACTGGATTGTTGGGGTAATGAGCTAATAGATGTTGTGCCTGATGAGCTTTGTCCCATTGAACTCAATGATTGATTCATTGCGCTCTGGGGTTGCTGCTGTGAAATTGGCTGCGACACCTTGACATTACCTTGTCCCTTCTTCTTCTTTTTTGTATCCTGAGGACCTTCCCAAATCTCTGCAATACGTTCAACGATAATGCTCACCTTCTCACCTAATTTGGTTTGAAGACTTAGAACAATAACAAGGAATGCTAAAATAATATTTGTAACGCTAAAGTCGCTATATTTTTCACCACTATGTGTCGGTATAAATGTAATAAATCGATGAATAATTAGGATTCCTAGAAACATAATAGTAACTTGTCCAATTATTTCTGCTAAAATTTCAGGACTACCTTTTGTATCATCTGCTTCCGGAACATAGCGCTGTACTAATTTATTCATGATTACAACAGGAATAAGGGCTAAAACAGCATATTGTATTATATTTGACATTTCAGACTTAGATGTTTCATCAAAATTAAATACATGCTTGAAAAAACTAGGCTTCCCATTTGTCGACTTTGTTAAATCTTCTAAACTATCCATATTACTTATATAGGGTATAATTAGAAATTAAATTCAATAAAAGCAAACAATTTAAAGATTATTCTAAATATTTATAAAATGGATTATATTGGAGACCAACACCAAGTATTTGATAAGCCTGTAAATGCTGAAGAATATCAATATATAAATCTAATTCGTGAGATTCTTGACCGCGGGACTTGGGAAGAGGGGCGCAATGGTAAGACAAAGAGCATCTTTGGGCACTCAATGCGCTTCTCATTGGCAGACGGTAAGATTCCTATTCTAACAACTAAGAAGACCGCTTGGAAGACATGTTTGAAAGAATTGTTGTGGTTTATTCGTGGTGAGACTGATAACAAATTATTACAAGACCAGGGTGTCCATATTTGGGATGGCAACTCGACTAGAGAATTTTTGGATAGCAGGGGACTTACACATTATGAGGTTGGAGAACTTGGCCCAATTTATGGCAGACAATGGAGGCAATTTAATTCTCCTTATATCACTAAGAAGGATAAGAAATTTGCTGAGGGATTGCCTGAAAATGAGAGGGCGTATTATAATATAGAGGGTGGCGTAGACCAGTTACAGCAAATTATTGATGCTTTAAAAGACCCTAAACAGAGGACTAGTCGGCGCTTGATAATGACAGCATGGAATCCTTGCCAGCTTGACGACATGGCTCTCCCCCCGTGCCATATTTTTTGTCAGTTTAATGTTCATAATGAAAATAAATTGTCGTGTGCGATGTATCAACGTTCGTGTGATGTCGCGCTTGGAGAAAGTTTCAATATAGCTTCATATTGTTTTCTAACACATTTGTTAGCAAAACACTGCGGACTACAAGCACATGAGTTTGTATATTTTAAAGGCAACTGTCATATTTATGAAGAACATATAGATGGATTAAAATTACAAATTACACGAGAACCATATCCATTTCCAAGTGTTTCAATTAAACAGGTTAGAGAGAATATAAATGATTATCAAGTGGATGATTTTATTATAGAAAATTACCAACACCATGAACCTATAAAATTTCAGATGGTTGCGTAGAAATATCTTCTATGTCAACATATTTATAATTATCAAATTTTGGATTTTTAGAATTAAGTCTCCATAAAATAGTTGGAGCGGGTATATTTAATTGTCTTCCAGCTTCAGATATAGAAATATAAAAAAAATCATCTATTGTTATTTCTTTATTACTAGGAGGTATATTTCCAATATTTTTTTCACGTATTTTTTGTATTGTTTCTTCTGAATGATGTTTTCCATAAAATGAATTTTTTTCTCCTGTATTTTTATTTTTTCGTATTTCAGACATTTTTTGTTTTGATTCTTCTTTATGTTTGCACCCTTTAAAGTTTGTGTTTCCTTTTTTAAGTTCTGAATTCATTTTTCTTACTTCTTCTGTATGTGTTTTGCCAAACATTCCATTTTTTTCACCACACTTTCCATATTTTTGTTTTCTTTCTTCAGGAGTCATATTATTCAAGGTTTCTTTAAATGAGTTTACAATCTTTTCTCTGATTTTTTTCTTATCAGGGTGATGTGTCATTAAATCGCCTCCGCTATTATTATAATTTAAATTATATAACTGTTCCCGAATGTTTAAATCTGTTAAATATTGTAATTCAATTTCCTTCGCATCTTCTTCTGTATCACAAATATGGATTATATCATATTTGAATTTATCTTCACCATCTAAATTGTAAGCTCTCTGTAAAAATATGTTGTCATGACAATTATGCTTAAGCTTTCCACGATGAACAGTAAATCTTCTATTTATATTAGTTGAATATCCTATATAATAGCGTCCAGACAATGTATTAGTTATTTTATAAACTCCAATATTTTTTTGGTTATTATCCATTTATATATATACAAAATATTATATTTATATATTTTTCTCAGATAAATATATAAATTCCTAAATGTTTTGATTTTTATATTTTTTCTTTTTCTTGCTTTAATTTTTCCTTTTTTTTTAAATATGCTGTTCTTGCCCATTTTTTCTTTTGTTCTTCTGTTGGTTGATTATTTTGTCTATATTCTTTTATTTTTTCTTTAATTTCGTCTTTATTATTTTCATAATATTCTTTTTTGTAAGCAGGAGCAGTATATTTTTTAAGATGTTGTTTTGTTTCTTGTAATTCTATTAGTAATTTTTCATTTTCATCTTTTAATAACTTATTTTCT